TACAAGCATTCAATTGCCTGATGGCTTTGTCTCCATCGTCTGTGATGGCGACAAGAGATTTAGCAGTCTCTCGGTCAAATTCGGCTGTTGCTTGAACGCTATCTCCGCTGGCAACGGGGGTATCTGAGGAGGCTTGTACGGGGCAGACGGGGGCTTTGACAGGAATCCGCAACTTGAGAGCGCCAGAGTCAATGTCAGCATCACGCTTTTGTTGAGCAAGTTTTGCATCTTGATTTGCCTTTTGAAGTTTGGTTGATTGTGTCTGTACAGCAGTTATAAGGGCTTGTTCTTTCACCCTTGCTTGGGCATTTAGGGCAGCAATCTCAAGTTGTTGACGAGCATTTTCATCCTCTGCACCCTTGAGATAACCACCACCAAAAGAGCCAACTACTGCCATCAGGATGCCCAACAGCACCCAAGGATTAAATAAACTCATGGCTTTGGTGGCTCATCGTTGTCAATGGCTTCAGCCTTAGCACTGGCATTGGCTATTGCCTTAACGCCTGAACGACCAGCTACACCACCCAAAACACCAGTAATAAACACCATGATGGTGCTGATCTGCTGTGTGTACACTTTATCAATAGCAGCCATACTGCCGTTCATAGGCTGTTGCACAAACGATACAGAGTACAGAAACATACCCATAGAAGCCAACAGGATGGTCACCAAGACCACGATAACGAATGCCCATACCCTGACTTCAATTTCATCTGATGTCAGGCGGCTATTAGGTTTATATCCAATGGTAGGCATCACTTCTTCTCCTCTGGTTTAACTAACATTTCGGGGCAAGTACCAGAAGCGGTACAGATTGGGGGCTTGCAATCAGGATCACTCCAATTCTTTGGATCTTGGCAGAAATAGCGGTAGCGGTCATCACAACCAGTTAATAACACTAACAAGACTGATAAGCCCCAAATACAGTAAATGTTCATTTCTGCTTCTCTCTTTCAAGTTCTTTAATCATCTTTTGCACTTTTTCCTGCTGTTGTTTCGCTTCATGCTTTGCTTGCAGTACATCTATGTAAAGCATACCCAAAATCGGTAACAACAATACGACAAGAAGACAAGCTGCAATCCATCCCACTACGCTCTCCCAATCTTGCTTACCAGACCTATCAGCAGCCATAAATACAGGAGGAACAGGAAAGCTGCCAACAGGTACGCTTGTTTTTCTGCTAGGAGTCGCTCCCTTTCCTTTCGTAGCCATGATTCTGCATCCCGCTTCTTCCTTGCTTTTGCTTGCTCTCCAGCAATGATGTCTTTCATGCTGAACACTTCTGAATACAAAGCACCCATTTCAGGGGGCGACTGGTAGACCATGCACTCTCTGATCTGAACTACCAACCTTTCCATCTCTTGTTGCGCCAAAACCCTATTCAGGGCTTCTTCCATCAAGTTCACATCATCAGAAAAAACTACAGTCCTAGCCTTCTCCTCTGATTCCCTGATGTGCGCTTCTAATTGCTCCTGTAGCTTAAAGAACTCAGTCAGGTTCTTAACGATGTCAGCTTTGACTTGAGTTTCGTCAACAGCAACAAAGTCAGATTTTTTAGCTTTTCCAACAGGCTTTGCAACTTGAGGTTTAGGCTTACTGCCAAAGAAGCCAAGAACTGTTTCCCAGATTCCTTTAACCTCTTTGCCAATGGCAACAACTTCATCAGCTGTGCGCTTAATAGAGACAAACTGCTCTTTAGCTTGCTTATAAAGGTCACAGCCAGCTTGGATGTTCTTGACCAAGCCAGCCGCAAGAAGACAAATAGAGATTGGGTCAATTTTGTGTCCTTATTCTCGATTACTTTCTTGAATTGCCGCCCTAACCAAACTAGGGTCTAAAAGCAACTCTGTAACTCTATTTTTTTCTGCCTGTGGCAATGTTTCTAAGAGATTTGCCGCACCCTGTGGTGTTTTCATTGCTTCAGTCAAAATTTTCATTGTCTTTACGCCAATTGCTTTTTCATACTCACTTAACACCTTATTTCCAGCAGTTGCAAACACATTAAGCAGTGATGGAAACCGCATGACTGAAGTATTTTGTTCAATCAAATTAGAAAGTGCTTTTTTGCCTTCAGTAATTTGAGATTGAGAAGACAGTTGAGCCATGCGTTTGTTAGCTTGTTGTCTTAAAACATCTAATGCACCTTCAGACAATTCTTTAGCAATGTCATATCTTCCAATGCCAAGGACTTTTTCAACTGTTTCAGGAGTTTCATTTTGAACTAAACGAACAAATGCGTCTTTGTTTGTTTTCCACAAGACTAAAGCTTCACCAGTTAATTCTCGTTCTGCAATTTTTTGCATTCCTTCTCTATAGTTGGACAAATACTTCTTCCATCCTGTTCCACCAGTAGCTTCAATAGCATCATCTATCAAAGGTCTGATTGAAGACAAAACATCTGAAGCAAGTCGTTTTTGTGCTGTTGCATCAGCATTTGGATAAAGTTTTTGGATAACACCATTAACTGAGTTTTTACGGATTGCTTCTAACGCATTTACATCAATAACACCATTTTTATCTGTCCATCTTGCAATATCATCTGCAACAGTATCTACTGAAGTCAGTAAATCTCTGTTACCAGCAAACTTTGGATTTTTTGTAATGTTTTGAATAGAAGCAATTAAAGAATCGGTTTTTAATGGCTTTATTCCAAACGACCTTAATGAATCTGCGGCGGCTTGAGCAAATCTTGCGCCTTGACCTAAATCAAGTGAAGCGTTTGCCGCATCAGATGCCCAACGATCAGCCATACCTGCAAGTTCGCCCTTGTATGTATGTCTGGTAAACCCAACAGGAAGACCCGCTTTTATTAAATCAAGTCTTGCAGATGCCTCTGCTAATTGACCAGCATTTATTAAACGTCTAACGTCTGCTACCTTTGCGGCGGCTTCTTCGCTTAATTTTCCTGCTTTAGCTTCGTATTCAGCAACATCTTGTCCAAGATTAGCACGACTTAATGCGGCTTCACGTTGTGGCGTGGTTGTTACATTCAAAGCCTTTTTAGCATTTTCTAAAACTGCACGAGTTTCTGCGGCATTTCCACCGCCAGCAAGTTTTGACAATGCCTTCAATGATTCTTCTTCACCAAATAATTGAGTTTTTCTTAAATACTGTGGGTCACGTTCTAATGCTTCTTGTATCAATGCTTGCCATGTTGGATTTTCAATAGAAGCAGTAATTTCTGCAACACTTGCATTAGGAGGTGCATTTTTTAAAGTGCTTAAAACTTGTGGTATGTCATTTCCTAATGATGATCTAGCAATGTTTGCCGCTTTAAGTTGTGCAGGTGAGCCAAGACCAAGATCAATAAGTTTATTCACACCTTTTGCAACATAAGGCGCAACAACTCTACCACCAACTTCATAGGTTGCACCCTCTGCAACATTTCTAATTGGCTCAATAACGGCTTGAACACCTTGTCTTGGTTGTTGTCCACCAAGATAAATATCTGCAAGATTAACGGCTTCCTTTGCCATACCATAACCAAGACCAGAACCACCAACAGCGCCAGCAATACCTAATGGAGCACCTAATAAACCACCTGCTACAGCACCACCCATTTCTACAGTTGGAGCAAGAACAGGTCTAACTATATTTTGGTAAACTTTTTGTCCTGTAGACAAGCTAGGAGTTTGCACAGAAGCAGGAGCACGAGGATAACCGCCAGTAGGAATTTGATCTACAACAGTACCAGTTGGTTCAGGTTTAAATGCAGACCCAGAAAAAGCTTCTGCTATTGAAGCCGCAATTTCATCAATCTCAGCTTCAGTAAGAGGAGTTTCACTTTGGATTGTCTTACCTTCAATTAAATATTTTGGCATTATTCTTCCTTAATCTGGCAAAACTTGATATTTTGTACCTTTACTTGTTTGTCCACCAGATTGATTAGCAGATGGTGAAGCACCAATGCCTTCAGCCGCTAATTCAGGCGTAACAAACTGATTTTTACGTTCTTTCATTAAACGCAAAACTGTTTTGCCAGCTTCTTTCCTTATTTCTGTTGGTAAAGTTGGGTCAGCCAATTGACCAGCCGCTTCTTTATAAGATTTGGTATCGGCATTTGATTGTGGACCCTCAAAACGAGGAACCATCTTTAAAGACATATCTGCAATAGGTTGGAGTTTTGCTATTGCTATTGACCCTTTAGTAGCCTTTCCAACGAATCCTGCACCAATATCAACAAGGCGACCAGCACCACTTCCAGTAGATTGGTCAATTAATCCACCATCTTTTGTAACATCAGTTAATTCTGCTATTGCAAAATCAAGGTCTTTGCTTAATTGCCCTTTTAACAATGCGGCTTTTTCTTGAGTAGCAGATGGTTTACCAGCGCCAATAACACCAACAGAACCTTTACCACCACCTTGGTAAATTCTTGCATCAACAGTAATTGTTTTATTTGGATTGTCTGGGTCTTCAATTGTTGTAAGAGCAGGCGTAGGAGGTTGTCTTAAAGAACCAACAATTCTTGCAAGAGCCTCTTTTGAGTCTCTATCTGCTTGCTTCATGCGCTCATCAAACTTTCTTTGAGCCTCATCTCTTTCTTTTTGCGTAGTTGCTCTTTCTAAATCACGATCTTTTTGTGCCTGTATTCTGTCTTTTTCTATATCAGAACGTGCTTGTATTCTTTCTCTTTCAAGGTTTGCAGTATTTTCTCTTTGCAATGCTTTATCAGAAGATGCTTGCAATACAGCCAACACTTTGTCAGGAGCGCCATACTTAGTAACAACCGCCAAAATGTCAGCCTCTGTTGCATTAAGTGGTAATTTAGACAACTCATTGCGTAAATCTTGTTCTTGCTTAATGCTCAATTCAGCTTTTTGTGCTTCTGCTGTTGTTTTTCTAGCAGTAGCCATTCCAGTTTGCATTTGTCTACCAGCATCAGCGATAGCCATAGCAAATTGTGGGTCACCAGACTGCGCCGCTAATTGAGCAACCTTCATAAATGACGCAGGGTCATTTTGATCTAACTGACTAGCCAACTGTTGACGCATTGAAATTATCTTCAACTGTGGGTCTGTACCACCCAAAGCACCACCAATAGCGCCGCCAAACTGTTGACCAGCACGAAAAGTTCCATAGTTGGCTCTTGCCATTGGGTCAAGATTTGCATACTGAATAGCTTGCGCTTCTTGTGCTTGCTGTTGAGCAAGTTGGTACTGCTCTGGAGTAGTAAATAAACCTAGAATTTGTGAGTCTGCCATGATTATTCCTTAAAACAATGTAACTGGAGAGCCATCAGAAAAACCAGTTGTTGGCCCATAATCAAAAGCAGTTTGATTTGCAACATAAGGTGGATTAAAGTAATTGCTTAAACCTTGAGTAAATTGTTTATTACTACCAAGCCCTTGTAATAAACCGCCTGATGCACTAAACCCTTGACCACGTTGCTGAGTTAATGCCGCATTTCGCCCACCACTAAATAAGAATTGACCAGCATTAGCACCAGCAGTAGAAGCCCTACCACCTAACTCTGCGCCTAATCTTAATGGTTCTTGACCAAGACTCTCGATTGCTTGACCAGAACCCAAATAACTTGTAAATGGGCTTAATGCGCCGACTTGACCAGTTTGATACTGATTCAACATATTTGCACCAGTATCAAACAAACCAGCACCAAACGCAACATTTTGTTGACCAGCTTGTTGTGCCTGTGCAGCCAATTGAGCATCCTGTTGAGCCATAGCGTTGTAGTAGGCTTCCATCTCAGGTGTAGTAGCACCTAATCCTGCCGCGCCACTTGGGCGCATACCTGTAGCACCTACAGACAGTCCACTACGACCTTGTTGGAACAATTGATTCTGCAACTGTGCCATCTGTCTTTCACGGATAGGAGCAAGCAAATCCTGTTGCTGTTGCATATACCTAGCCGCAACATCTTGAGGATTTTGAGCCAAATACTGCTGACCTAAACCAAACAATCCACCAGCCGCCTGAGACAAAGGTTGATACTGCTGTTGAGCCAGTTCTGCTTGCGTTAAAGCACCGCCTGTTAAAGCCGCTAAGCGATCTTGATAAGCCTTTAGTTCAGGGCTGACTTCATAACCAGCACCAGTTAAATAACCTTCAGATGCCGCCCGTGTTTGATAATCTCTTTGTGCAGCCGCAAATTCTTCAGGAGTTGCATAGTCAGTTGCAACAGGTGGGTTAACACCTTTGATGCCATACTGAAAATTAGATTTACCAAATCGTGTGGTGATTCCAACAGGGCGAAACTTAGCCGCTTCAGCAGCTAATCTAGCTGATTCAAGTTGAGCATTAGCAGATGCATTTGCCGCTGCTTCTGTAGCAGAAGCCTGTTCACTTGCCCCCATAAGACTTAATCCACCACCAATAATTGCTGCAGCAATAGGCATATCAATCCCCTTTAATCAAAATCTCATCCACTTTAGACAAGTCTTTCTCGTCTGTGGCATGAATACAAAACCAAACACAATCAGTAATCGCTTTAACACCATGAATCAATCCAGCCTTAATCTCTAAACACGCAGGGCCAGTCACAATATCAATCTCATCACCACGCAACACAGCAACCTTTCCTTCAGCCAAAATAGACAAGTGACTGAAGTTGTGGGTGTGTTTTAAGATGGCTGTGCCAGCAGGAAACCTAGCTTCCTTTGCATATAGTCCATCAGAAAAGTGATGTGTAATCATGATTTTTTATTTAGCCTCAAGTGCAGCAATGCGTACAGCTTGTGCATCAACAATTGCTTTGAGTTCTTGGATTGCTTTAATCAAACGAGAAGCATTCTTATCCAAACCAGCCAAACTCAAATAACCATCAGCGTTTTCTGATATTAAATCAGGATAAATTTCTCTTACTTCTTGTGCAATAAAGCCAATTTGGTGACCTTTACTTGCTTTATAGTCAAACTCTACAGGGCGCAAAGCCATAATGTTTGCAAGCTGTGAGGGCAAATCTACAATATTTTCTTTTAATCTAGCGTCAGAGCTACTAATAAATGTTGCTTGTGAATCACCATTGCCAGCAATTGCTCCATTTCCATTAGAACCAGAGTTATAAGAGAATGAAGCATATAGCTGAGATGTACTAGCTGTTGATCCATATTTTATAAGTGCTAAAGCAACAGATGAGTCTGCAGATGTGCTATTACCCAAAACAAGCGCTGGTTTAGCTGCCGCAACAGTAAATGTGTTGGTGCTAAGAGTTGCAGCCGTAGTACCAACTAAAAGATTTCCATTGGCATCTTTTCCTAGTTGTCCAGAGCCAATACTAATGACACCTGTACCACCAGTTAATGTACCTGTATAAGAAAAGTTTGTTGCAGATAGCGTGGTGGTTGATATAGTGCTGGTTGCAGAATCGTACTTTGTTGCAACGGCAGTCGCAATGTTGTTGAACTCGGTATCAATCTCTGTACCTTTAACGATTTTGTTAGCATCACCCGTTGAGAGTGAGTCTTTGGCTGCGAAATTGACTGTTTTTGTATAGTTTGACATGGTTGCTCCTTATGCAAGTTTGCCTGTTTTGGTTTGAATTTCAATCTTTTGGAATGAAATTGGTGACCCGTTAATGTTAATCTCAAATCCCGTTTGAACTACTTTACCCGAACCGCTTCCATATGCGGTTAATTCTTCTAAAATTATGCCTGTTGCATATTCCGCAATGTTGTATTCACCAATACCATACTCAGATACGGCTTGCGTTGGTATGGAAACTGTCTGGGATTGGTAACTTGATGAAAAGTCATAACCCCAAAATATAGATATTGCTTGGTTACTGCCGCCCACAACAAGAATCTTGATTTTCTTAATGATTGATGTTTGCCCATCATTACCCAAGTCAGCATTATTTGTGTAATATTGCATTCGGTAAGATGAACTATCGTCTTGGTAACCTGTGTATTTTGTTACAAAACCAGTTTTACCAATGAGCAAATCCCCGTTTCTACGAGAACAAAAACTTTGTGGAGCAATGCTGTCCCATATCGTGACACGATAAGCCCCATCTTCTAAAGTTACCTTAGTGTCAAAGCAGAAAACTTTTCCTGCTGTGGGGCAAGTTAAGAGGTAAAAACCATTCTGTTCGGAATAGACCGACCTTAACTGCGCACTTGATTCACTTGCAATAGTGGTTAAGAAATCGTTTCTAATGTTCTTAGACAAGTCACCTATTGGCGCAGACTTCTCTTGCACTGTTCGCAAAACTGAACGCAAACCACTGCCACTCAAGAAAACAACATCTTTGCCTGTGTTTTGAATTGAGTCTCTTGCTATGCAGCCAACACTTGAGATCGTGTCGGAAAGCGTCATAGTTGATGGAGTTGTAGCATTTGCATAAATTAAGATTTGCCGTCTACCAAAGATAAACAAAAATCCATTGTGCGCTGCTAGACCCGTGATTTCATCTGCGCCATTAGACCAGACACGAGAAACATCTAATGATCCTGATGTACCAGTAGACCAAACATGACCCGCTAATAAATCGCTGAAATATACTGTTGTGTTATTAGTCTCTGTATTAGCTGCCCAAATACGTCCATATGCAGAAATAGCCACATTTGCTTTTGGCACAGTAGCTACATAACCTGTTTTCTCAGACACTCTGCGATAAGTAGTGGCAGATACCGCAGGATCATAAATGATTGGATCATTATCTATCTGAAAGAAATACACGACCCCATTAAGACTTGCAGCTTGCCAGTTTCCTGCGTTGAAAGTTGGAGCAGTACCACCGCCCCCATATGTCAATTCAAGAATAGTACCTAATCCTGCAACGCCTTGCGTATATTCGGCAAGAGGTGAGCCGTTAGAGCCATATTCAGCAATGTTGTATTCGGCTACAGCACCAGCCGTTGCTAAACCAAGTTTAAACAGCTTGCCATTGCCAAAAAACAATACAGTAACTGTGCCATCAGTTTGAATCAACTCATGAATAACTGTAATTTGATTTGCGCCTAACGTGCCACTAGATGTGTTAACCTTTTGGTATCCTTGTCTAGCACCCAATCGACCAAACTTGTCAATCACGCAGTTAAGCGCAACACCAGCAAACCCGCTGGATATTTCTAGCGATGGGTCTTGTGTATTTAGCCCTAAAAAAGCTGGTGCTGATACGCTAGAAACTTGGAGGGCTTTGCTCATACCGCAACAAACTCCTGATTCTCAGGATAACGAGTGCCTTCCAAAGCAATGTAGTCAGACAGCATTGATTTGTACAGCTGGTACGCTTCAGAAGAACTCAAACCACCATCTTCGCCACGCTCAACCAAAGCACGAGCATAGGCATTCTGAACCACTAAAACGTCAGGAACAGCCACAATAGTTGAATCTGATGTCAAGGTAGCCTGTGGCACTGTTAAGCTAAATGGGATGCTATAAACACCATTAGGACGAGGGTAAAGAGTTACCTTAGTATCGTATCCTGAACTTACACCATCAAATGCATATTCTGCTGGAATACCGCTAATAGGAGTAGAGAAATTCTGCTTACGATTCATTGACACATAATCAATATTACGCATTCCAATATTGCTTGTAGCATTGATAACATCAATAACTTGGAATTTCTGACCAGCACCAGTTAAAGCATATTCGTATGTGCCAGAAGTAGTGGACAATGTGATAGTTGTTCCGAGAACATTCCAAGCATAAGCATCTTCAATCTGGCGCTTGGCATCATTGACAAATTTGCCAATCAATGTGGAATAAGAATTGAGAGTAACAGTTGTAACTGTTGGCTCACGCAAACGAATTAATACATCGTTTACAAGTTCAAGATAGGTCATAGTCTAGTCAACCCTTCAAGTTCAATTGTTGCAATTATTGTGAATGTAGACCCCGACTCACTTGTGGCTTTCAAAATATCACCTTCTTCAAGCACCAAGTACGACTCGCCAAAATCAAAATTTGTGGTAAACGATGTGACCTGTTGCTGGTAGCTAATGGAGTAAGTGGTTGATGCAGATGTGTCTGTCCAATCCAGCGAAATATATTTATTGCTGCCTGTTTTGTTAACAGCACGAATTAAAACAATTTTTGCGTAGTAACCAATCGGGCAGGTGAATACCGATGTCAGCGTATTAGCTGTAAGATTGGCTGCAACAGAAAATGCTCTCATTTCGCTTTTGCCTTATTCCTTGCGGAGATAGCTTTAGCTTTTGCCTTTGCGTCAGCCTTTGAGGATGCACCCCATGCCTTGAGCGAAAGAAGCAGTCTTGTTGGTTCACCTTTCTTGTCGTACTCAGGGCCATCATTACCCCCCATACGAGCCAAGAAACTTGCTCTGCGAGGGTTATCCCCCGACTTTACTGGAGGCTTCAGATTACCACCAGTTTCTTGATTATAAGATGATCTACCCTTGGCATTCAAGCCGCCTTTTGGATTTTGACCAGCTTTTGTTTGCCAAGTGGGTGTTTTCATCTACTTCACCTTTTTAGGCTTCTTTGCAGTCTTTGCCGCTTGCTTGAAATCTGCCTCTGTAGGTGCATTCTTAGAACCCACCTTGTTCATCTTCTCACCAGACCCCGCTTTGATACGAGCCTGTTTAGCATGAATATTGGCGTAGAGTCCTTGCTTCATTTCATCTTCTTCTTAGGTTTGGTCATGCCAGCTTCAGACAAAGCAATGGCAATCGCTTGTTTGCGAGATTTGACGACCTTACCAGTCTTAGAACCAGTATGAAGTTCACCCTTGCCATATTCAGTCATAACTTTAGAAATTTTCTTTTGTGCCTTAGTTTTCATATTAACTCCGTTATAGAAATTGTTGATGCCGTTACAGTCGCATCTTTAATAACCGCAATCTTTTGATTAGGATTTACCCTGATAATTTCAACAAAATTGTTAGGCATCATGGGCGAAGTTGTCAGGTTTGCAGTTGGAGTAGCGCCAATTTGATAATGGCAGTGTCCCAAAGAGCAAGCAATGCGAATCATAGTGGTATTAGCACCAAAAGCTGTAGATGCAACACTTGAGTTGGTCACTGAAAAAACTTGAGTTGTGCCAATAGCCGCAACACCATAGGCGACTTGATTGGGGTCGAGTTGGAATGTAGACATTATTTGCCTCTTAAGGATTTCTTCATCATGTTAGTAGCAGTCCTGCTACCTTTCATGGGCATAGGCATCTTTGGTTTGCCAATAGCAACCATGATTGATACAGGAATACCCTTTTTGGGGGCTTTAGCGGGTGTTTTGGGTTTAGCTTTCATATCAATCCTTTGTAATTGAACCACCAGATTTCCAAGCATCACAAGTCCTAGCTGCGGCACAAGTAAAGTGGAATAACTCACAAAAACCTAGATCAGCAGCATCAATGAATTGCTGGTCATAGTCAATTTCATTCTTTGAATTCTTGCCTTTTTCTAAGCCACCCTTGATACATTCCATCATTTTGGGTGTTTGAATAAAGGCTGCACAGTTACCGCAACGCATTGTTTTAACGACATTGGTAGGTGCGTTATACATCTTGGCTTTAGTTAGCCAAAACGCCTCATTAGGCTCGTCTGGATTGGGTGGCCCATAACCAAACTTCTTGAAAGCATTGTTCCTGTTTTTTAGGTTAACTTCAATATCCTGAGTAGGAAGTGGGCAAACTTGGCCTGAAA